AGGTGTTGACGATATCGCTGAGCGTGGCGGTGAGCTGATCGGCGCTCTGGCCCGAGGTCTTACCGGAATTGAAGTAGGCGGTGATCGCCGAATCGAGGGTCGAGTTCCCCGACGACACCCGGCCCGAGCCGTAGATCGCTCGCACCACCTCCTCGGACGTGTGCGGGCCCGGAGCCTGGCCGAAGCCGATGGAGGTCAGGAAGCCCGAGCCCGTGAGGCTGAGCTTCAGCGATGTGTTGAGCGCGTTCAGGGTCTGAACGAGAGTGTCACCGGCCTTTGTGATCGCGCCGAGGTCGCCGCCGTTATCGACCGCCGTCGGCCCGCGCACGAGCGCGCCATTGGCGACGTTGAAATTCGCCGAGCCAATCGGGCCGACCGAATCGCCCGGCCCGAACAGGCCGCCCAACACACCGCCGCCCGCGCCGCCGAGCAGGCCTCCGATCAGGGTTCCGATGCCGGGCACGATCGAGCCGATCGCGGCACCCGCCAGAGCGCCAACACCCGAGCCGACCATGCCCTGCGCCTGATTGCCGCCAAGGAGGCCGTTGAGGAGCGAGCCCGCCGCGAATCCCAAACCGGCACCGCCCAGGAACTGCGAGAGACTCGTGGTGCCCAAGATGCCGCTGGTGGCGGGCATGGGGCCGATGAAGGCAGCCGACGGAGCCGCCGCCTCGACGCCACCGAAGCCGATGGACGCGCCGAAGCTATTGATGGCGTTGGTCACGCCCATGCCGAGGCCACCAAACAGCCCCGCGCCCTGGCCAAGCGAGAGGAGATTGGAGCCGGTGCCGAGGAGGCTCATGCCGCCCGACGATCCGGCAACACCCGGAGCGCCGCCAGAGATACCGAAAAGCCCCGGAACCGCACCCACAGCGCTCGCCATGATCGGCTGGATCAGCGGACGGAAGATCATCTGCGCGGCCACATCGGCGGCGGCGCGGAGGAGCGTCTTTTTCAGGAAGTCGCCGACGCTGGTGATCTTGCCGGTGAAGGCGTCGTAGAGCGTATCCGCCGCGTAGGACGTGGCTCGATCCGTGCCCTGCTTGATCGCGTGCTCGAGGTCTTTCTGGAGTTTGTCGTTCTTGTCCTTGAGCTCGACCGAATTGCGGATGCGATCTTTTTCCGCATCGGTAAGGTCGCGGATTTTGTGGCCCTGATCGTCGTAGAGCTTGTTCTGCTCGGCGATGATGGCCGCCTGCACCTTGGTCTCCTCGGTGCTCTTGCCGGACGCCTGAGCAAGCTCCTCCATCTTCTCGATGTCGCGCTCGACTTCATCGTTCTTTTTGAGACGGCTCTGCTCGGCGCGAACGTCGTCCTGAAACTGCCGCTGGATGATCTTCGACTGTTCATCCAGTTCGTTTTTCAGACGAACGGCATTCTCAATGCGCTCCCGCTCTGGACCGGAGAGATCGCGGATTTTCTTGCCCTGCGAATCGATGAGCCTTTCCTGCGCCTCAAGGATCGCGGCGGTGATCTTATTTTGCTCAGCCGATTGGCCCGCTGCTTGAGCGGCGTTCTCAAGGCCACGGATATATTTCTCGACCGACTCGTTCGCTTTCTGCGTCGCTTCGACGGTCTTGCCCCAATTATTCGGATTGGAAATGCGGTCCAACGCATCATTGGCGTCGTCCGCCATCTGGCGCAGGTCGGCCAAGGCCTTCTGCAGTCGGGCCACCTCCTCCTGTGCGGCCGAAAGGTCACGACCAACAGCCGAAGAGGCCGCGTCCGGGCGCGATTGAAGGTCGGCCACGCGGCCCTGAGCTCGCATAAGGTCAGGCGTGAGCCGCGCGGTGCGATTTTTGACAACCTCAAGGGTGTTCTCGGCGAGGGCACGTGTTTCGCCGCGTTTCGCAGCGGCGGCGCGGTCTGTGTTTTCCGCGCTCGTCAGAAGAACCTCGTTGACGCTCTTTTGAAGCTCGCCATAGAGCTTCACAGCCTCTGACGCGTCGTCCGTCGCCTCTTTTATTTTCTTCTGATTTTCTTTCGCCAATTGCTCGGACGGCGACGTGTCATCAAGGGCTCGCCCCCACAGCTTCCACCCAATCGCAGCAGCGGCGGCGGCGGCGGCCACTACGCCGAGCGGGCCCAGCAACGCTTTGAAGCCTACGATGCCTCCTTGCACAAACGCGCCGACGACCTGTGCGCCCTCCATGGTCGCCACGCGGAACGGGTCCATGCCGGCAGCAAGGGCCTGGAACGAATTGATGCCGGCGGCCTGCAATTCCATGAGGCCGATCCGGTTGAGGCCAATGCCGCCCGCCGTATCCTTGAGTCGGCTATTCAGCCGCAGGATCGCCGCTTCATAGTTCTGATTCGCGGCCTGGAGTGCCGCCGCACGACGCTGGATAGACCCAACGCCGTCAGCTTCGGCTTTGTTGACGACTGCTACTTCCTTTTCGTACTGCTGCTGAATCCGGAACGCCTCGTTGTAACGAGCCGTGATGCGATCCAGCGACGATGCCCGCGTCGTGGTCGCCTTGGTGACGTTCTCCTCCGATACCACCACCTTCTCGGTGCTGTTGACGATCTGCTCGTTGAGCTGGACGACCTTCTGCGACGCCTGAACGTAGGCGGCAGGGTCCAAGCCCATGGCGTAGATCGCCTGTGTGACGGCAGCGTCAGCCACGTTTGCGGCGCTCCTTAGTGGATGCGTTGTTGTATTCGACGGCGAGCCACGCGGAATCCAGCCGAAGGATGACCGAGAGTTCCCATGGCTCTATCGGCGTGCGCGTGAGCCGCGCCCAAGCGTCGATGTCTAGGAAGGTGAGCCTCGCCGGGCCCATCGCCCCCGGCTGCCGCCCCTGGGATAGCTCGCTGAACCAGCCCCAGAGATGGACGAGCGCAGGAGGAATCTCGGGTCCGTCGAGCTTAGGGTGGCGTTTGCCGCTCTGCCGCTCGACGGATTCGAGGTGTTCGCGGAGCGTGGCTCCGTCCGGCTGCCTTACGCCGAGACGAAACACATGCTCAGCGGCGGCTACGAGTTCGTCGACGAGGCCTTCGCGAAATTTGCGCGGCTCTCCGCGAACGCCTGGGCCTGTTCACGCACCCAGGCGAGTTGCGGCGCAGCGTAGAGTTCCTTGGCGTTCTCCGTCGAGAACGGAACGGCAAGAGCCTCGCCGTCGAGACCGACGAGGTGCCAGCCGACCGTGAGTGCTGCGAGGATGTCGATGTTCTCGGCGTCCAATTCCTCGGAGGTCAGCGGCCTGCGAACGCGCTGCGCGAAACGCTTGTTCGCGTTGGCGTGCTGCTGCTTCCGGGCGGTGTCGCTGTCAGATGACAGGAGGTCAATGAACGCCTCCTTGCCCTCTTTATCCTTGAGCGGGAGGCCGGTCTTTGGATGCTGGAGGAGAAGGCGGGCGGGCTTGTCGACCGCGAGCGCCAGGGCGTCAAATTTGGACATGCCGGGTTCCTTTGTCGGAAGAGGTCAGGGTCGAGCCGATCGTCGGGACGGCTCGACCCCTCCTCGCTTGCGCGAAGCACCGCCGGAGACGGTGCGGCTTACCCGCGGTCGGGACGCGGGAATGCTATCAGGCGGTCCAGTCGCAGACGTTGAGGGTCGTCTGGTCGTAGCCCGTTGTGGTCGGCTTGATCAGCGCCTGGAACGGGAGGGTGATCGGCAGACTGCCGTCGCCCTGGAGCGAGATGTCCGACCCGCCGAACTTGATGCGCGGCAGGTAGAAGGACATGCCCGGCGTCGAGCCCGAAGAGGTGGTGGTCAGCATCACTGCCGCATCCACTTCGGTCTCGTTGACGAAGTAGTTGAGGAGCGTTTCATCCTGAAACAGCGCCGTCATCTGACCCGTGACGACCGATCGGCCGAGCAGGATGTCCGCGACGATGTTCTGCCCGACCACGGCCGGGGCGTCGACCTGCATGGCGTGGGTGAAGTTGAGGCCGGTAATGATGCCGATCTGCTCGCCGTTGACCGCGAGAACGCCGTTGACCGCAGCCGTCAGGCCATCGGTGCCAGCGGCAGTCGGGGAGGCGAAGAACGGGGAAGTGCCTGAGGTTTCCACCGTCATATCGCGGCCGGTCATGCCGACGGTGATCTTCGCGAGTCCAGTGGCCGGAAGTTGGATTGCGAGATTGTTGACGCGGCACTCGGAGAAAAGCTGCGTCACGTCCACGTCCTGATGGTAGTGCTCAATCAGGAACTTGCGGGAGACGTGGCCCGAGGTCGGGATCGTCATCTTGTTCCCGAGCCGCGTGATCGTGATGGACGTATCGGCGGTCATGTCCGTCGGCGCCGGATAGACCGTCGCGTCGGCTCCCGAGAGGCCGATGATGAGGAAATCCCGGTTGTTGGCCGCTACTGAAGCATTGGCGATGCGGATCGGATCGCCGACGCGGAAGTTCTCGGTCGCCCAATCGGAACTTCCGAGGGTGAGTTTCGCCGTGGCGTTGGTTGCGACAAGAGACGTGATGTCCGTTTCGGTCACGTTGAAGGTCGCAACCTTCGTGCACCGCAGGCCGGCCTCGATGAAGTCGGTCCAAGTGCCCGGCCCGAGATCGCCCATGATGTCGCCCTGAACGCGCTTCACGCCGTGGCGGAAATCGGCAATCTGCCGATCCGTCCGAACCTCGTCGGACTGATACGTTTCCTTACTGAGAGCCAGCGACGAAGAGACACGGCGCAGAACTTGACCGCCGGTAGATCCCGGATCGGTCGAGAGGTCCGGCTGAGTGTTGGAGGTGATATCGCCCGTCGAGTGAGCCTTGTAGGTCACGCGGGTTGCGACATTTTGTTCCAGGGCCATAGGTGGGCTCCACTTGGTTACGGGCGCATCACTGCGCGCGGGGAATGCGGCGTCTCACGACGGCGCTATGCCTTGCCCAAGGGCGGTCGGTGTCACCCGCGCGGGCTACACGCGGGCGAGGTCAAGCGGTTCGGTGATAGTAGAAATCGGCTGTCACGAGGTGGCCGCGGTAATTGCCTGACGCCTCGGTGACGGCGCCGGGATAAACCTCGGCGGCGAGGCATTGCAGCCCGGAAAAACTCTGGCCACGGAACACCGCGGCGATGGCTTCGGCAGAGGCGAGACCATCAGCCTCATCGGTGCCGAGCGGGATCAGGACTTGCGCCTCAATCCGCGCATCCGTGCGCCAGAGGTTGTTCCCTGCCCCGCCGCCGAACGCTGCAAGCTGCGCGCGGTCGGTCAGAATTTCGACGCGGGCGAACGCTTCTGGCTCATCCGGCAGAGGCGTCACGTCATCCGGGTAGCGGAGCGGAATAAGGCCCGCTGTGCCATCCAGTCGGGCGCGGATCGCCGTGTAGGCCGTGGAAATGTCGGTCATGCGAGCGGCCCGATCAGAATGGCGGGGTAGCGCATCGGCCCCTTGCGGCTCTCATAGGCATCCGGCAAGGAGACGTAATTGAACGCGATCTTGGCCACGGTGCGATATTTCGGCCGGATCACCTGAGACATGACCCGTTCGTAGATGTGCGGCTCGACTTGGATCACGAAGGCGCGGCCCTTCTTGGTCTTTCCCACTTCGATCTTCCGCGCATACGGCACGCGATTGGCGATGATGATCTCGACGTTCGGGCCGATGTCGGTCGGGACGCCTTGGACCGGCGAGCCGTCGATGAACACGGTATGGCCTCGGATGTAATCGCCGCTATCCCGAGGACTCGCGGCAATGAGGGCCTTCACGGTCTCCTGCACTATCTCGGTGAAATAGCGGTAATTGAACACGATCGGTCCCGGCAGCTTGACCGAATCGAGGTTCGCGTTCCCCACGCTGTTCGCATAGGCGATGACACCGGGCTTCACTCCAGCTCGCGCCGTTTGCTCCGCAAGCGTCCGCGCGTTCCCCTCACGCGCCGTCTTGAGGAGCAAGGCTTTCGCGTCTGCCTCGGCCTTATTCTTCCAATCGATCGTGATGGTGCGGCGGATGGCCTGTAGCGATGCGCGGGTCATTAGCCCCTCACGGTCATTTCAATCCGCACCAGCGTCCCGTTCATATAGATCGGCGTTGCCGCGGTGACGTTCCGCACCTTGCCTTGGATCACGGTCTTGTCGTTCGCACGGGGTGGAAGCGGCCAGCTTGCCGCGGTCATTTCCGTGGGCGAGCAGATAACCTGGGAGTCGCCCTGGATGATGCCGCCGACCAACTCTTGCGGGCTGTAGGCTCGGACCGATGCGCGCACACCTACGTCCGTATTCACGCCGTTGGTAATCCGGCGCACGACAATGTCCTCTCCCGTCGCTGCGAGCAGGCGGTCGAGGGAAGCGATGGCGTTCGCGGGAATCATCGGTAGTTGATGTAGGGTGCTAGGTCGTCCATGACATCGGACGGGATGGCCGGGTCGCTCGTGGGCGGAACCCAATAATCGAACTCACCGACGCCCTCGATGCGCTCGCGTTTGAGGCCGGGATCGCGAGATCCTGCCATCCAAACGATGCCAGCATAGCGCGCAGCGGCCTTCTTCAGATCGTCTGGAACAGTTGCCCATCCGGCAACGTAGGTGACGACAACCTTCCCGCACGGGAACCAGGCCGGATAATCGCTGCAGAGGCGGCGGATCACGCCCGCGCCGTTCTGCGTTTCGTAGTCCGTCGAGACCACGGCGACGTCATTCTCAGTCACCGATGAGACCGAGACAATCGGGCGCCGGGAAAGCACCAATTCGTGCGTCGGATGCCGGAGCCGGAAGGTCTCCACGAGCGTCTCGCTGCGCAGGGTCGGCGGCGTCACACCGTCCGTCGCCAGCTTGCAGGCGCGCGCAATGGATGCGGCGACGCGCGCACCGAGCGTCGTCAGCGCGGAATCACTGCCGGTGCCGGTGACGCCCGTTGCCGCCTTGAGTTCGTCAAGCGACAGAAGCGTCGTGTCCGCGGCAGCGGAGGAGACGGAGAGAATGGAGGAATGCATGGGAGAACTGCGGGACGGCCGAGGCCGCCCCGCTACGTCTCAGGTCGCTTACGCGGGCGGGTTGGCCGTCGGCGCGTTCGCCGGGTGGCCGAGCACCGCCACGGCGGCCAGCAGGGCCGCAGAGGCGTTGTTGGCCGGCGTGATGGTCAAGCGCACATAGCGCTTGCTGCCGCGATAGCCGATTTTAAACACCTTGTCGTCATCCGAGAAGGTGAACGAAGCGGCCGTCTCGGTGCCGAGCAGGTCAGCATCCGCCACAGCCGCGGCATCGGAGAGGTTGGCGGCGTCGCCCTCCTCAACCAACGCGGTAAACGTCACATCCGCATCGGCCAGAGAGCCGGAGAGGATGAGGAACTCCAGGGCGTCGAAGCCCTGACGATCGATGATCTGCGACACCTGAGCGGTGTTGTCGCTGACCGAAACGGGCGAGATCGCGCGCTTCGGAGCAATGTTGTTGTGGAGATCGCGCATGGGAATGTCTCCTGTGTCTGCGCGTGAATGGGGAGCGCTGGCCGGGAGCGGCCGAAGCCGCTCCCGGTTGCGTGCGTGCCGTCAGCCGTTAGGCTTACGACGCCGCGATCTTCATCAGCTTGATGGCCTCGAAGTTCTGCACGCCGCCGCCGACGCGGCGGGTGGTGTAGAACTTCACGTAGGGCTTGGCGGTCAGGTTGTCGCGGATCACGACGGTTCCGCGGCGATCAACCACCACGTAGCCGCGGCGGAAGTCGCCGAAGGCGACCGGGTACTCGTTCGAGCCGACGTCCGGCATGAAATCGTCCGTCGCCACCGGATAGCCCAGCAGAATGCCGACCTGCCCGCCCTGGAGGCCCGAGGGCGCCCAGATGTAGTTGCCCTGGCCATCCTTGAACTTCCGGATCGATCCGAGCGTGGCGTCGTTCATGATCCACGACGCGCCGCCGCGGTACTGCCGCTTGAGCGCGTGCACGAGATCAATGAGCGCGTCCGACGGATTGGAGGCCGCGAAGTCCGACGCCGCACCCGATGCCACGTAGCCGAGCTTGCCCCAGGCATAGCTGGCGTTCGCGACCGTGGTGTAGGACAGCAAGCCGCGAGGCTGGTTGATGCCAGTGCCGTTGATGAAGGCGTCGCTTTCCTTCTCGGCGAAGATCAGGCCGACCTCATCGCCCAGCCACGCCTCGACGTCGACTGAGGCGTCCTCGAGAAGGTCGGTCGTGGCGCGCGGCTCGGCCCACATCTTGCCGGGCACGAACTCGAGATCGGACAGCTTCTGCGCGTCTGTCTCGGAGGGGCCGCCGGTCTCCCCAACCCAACCGCCGAAGCCGGCCGCGGTGGTCGTCACGGCCTTCTTGTAGCTGGGGCCGCCGATCGTGCGGACCGTGGCAACGCCGCGCATGGCGCCCATGCTGGAAACGATGCGATCGATGGTCTGATCGATTTCCGGCGGGCAGAGATAGCCGCCGTCGGGGTCGGAGCCGACCGTGAGCGACGCCATGACGCCGCCGTCGAGCGTGCGGTTGTCATAGCGGAGGGCCTTCACGAACGACTCGCGGTAGGCACGGTAGCCCTCGGCGTTCATGTCCGCGGGAAGCGGGCGGGAAAGTCGCTGGGCGTGCGCCTTCAGCGTCAGGTTGAAGCCGGCGCGCGCCTTGGCCTCGTCCTTGTCGACATCGGTCGGGAGCTGCGGGCGGTTCGCCTTCGTCTCGACGTCCTTCAGGGCGTTCGAGAGGTTGGTGATCTCCGTATTGATGCGATCCACGGCCTCGCGAGTCACGACGTCAGCCGAGCCCTTGGTTTCGATTTGCGCAAGGCGCTCGTCGTTCTTGGACTTGAACTCCTCGAACGCGCGATTCAGCGACGCAATGAGTGCAACGGGATCGGAGCCGTCGGCACGGACGCGACCGATGAGGCCGCGAACGCCCGAAATGCTGGGGGTTGCGACGGCACCCATGGCAAGCATGGCGAGGCCGTCGGAATGGGAGTGCAGCGCGAGCGGCATGGAACCGTCGGCGCCGAGCGAGAAGGCGACCAGCGCGACAAGCGCGATCGTCGCCAGAATGGCGATACGCTTCATTTTCGGTCCTTTCGAGCGGATTTGCCGCTCAGTTCTGGAGGGTTTGGATGGCTCGCAGCACCTCGGCCGCGAGTTCTTCAGTGCCAGCGCTCGGCGTGGCGGGATCGGCAGCGCTCGGCGTGCCGGTCTTGAACTCTTTGAGCAATTCGCGCCGCTGCGACCGGGGCATGCCCTGGCGCGCGAGCGCGACGTCGATCTTCCGGGCAGCGATCACGGGTGCCATGGCTGCAGCAGCCGCGGCGTCCTGCTTCACCATGTCGGCCGGTAGGAGCGAATCGGCGAATCCCTGGTCGACGGACTGTTGGCCCGTGAGCCAGGTTTCCTTATCCATCATGTCTGCGAGCGTCTTGTCATCGATGCCGGTCCGCGCGGCGTAAATGCTGCGGATCGAAGCGTCGAATGGCTCCAGCGTGTCGGCGACCTCGCGCAGATCGTGGCGATTGCCCATCGCGAGCACCCACGCATTGTGGATCATCACGAAACCGGACTTCGCGACCTCCACCTTGTCGCCCGCCATGGCGATGATCGAGGCGGCCGAGGCCGCAAGGCCAACGACCTTAACCGTGACGTTGTGCGGATGCTCGCGAAGCTGGTTGTAGATCGCGATTCCCTCGAACAGATCACCGCCCGGCGAGTTGATGTTCACAACCACGTCGCGCGCGCCGATCGAACGCAGGGCATTTGCGGCGCGCTTCGCCGTGAAGCCGCCGCCGGTCCACGGATCCTCGCCGATCACGTCGTAGATCGAGATCACGTTGTCGGCGCCGCCGTCAGCGGCGGCGCGCACGGCCGCGTCCCAGCGATCCAGCGCACCGGGGATGATGCTCGCATCGAGCGAATGTAGGTCGTCTCGCGCCTGAACGGTCGGCAGCTTGCGGATGCTCATGGTGCGTTGCCTGCGGGCTGTTGGGCCGGGACGTTGGTGGGCTTCGGCAAATCCTCGCCGCCCGGAATCGGGTTTTCGCCGACGTCTCGGCGAATTTCGTTGGGCGTGAGCCATGCCGGAGAGCCGCCGGCACCGAGCGCCTTGGAGTAGTATTCCGCCTGATCCTTCATCGCGCCGCGCATCAGTTCGCGTTCATCGAAGTCAGCGCAGTAGAGGCGGCGATCTGTCGGGCTCATCAGACCGACCTCGATGTCCTGCTCGATGCGCTGATACCATGGCATCAACGTGTGAACGACGTGCGCAATGAACATCTGCTCGGCGCTCGCGTAGGTCGCGGTCTTGTCCGAGAGACCGACCATGATCGGCATCACGCGGAAATGACGGCAAATCTCCTCGATTTGGAGCTTTCGCGTTTCGATGTGCTGCGAATCGACGCCGTTCATCGTGATCGGCGTGAATTTTGCCGAGCTGTCGAGAACAAGCGGCTTGAATGCGTCCTCGAGCCGCAAATGGTTCTCGATCCACGCCGTTAGGCGCTTGTGCTGGTCGTCCGTCAGCGTTCGTTCAACAGAATAGACGCCGCTCGCACGCAAGCTGTTCTTGTGGAGCCGCGCCTGTGTCGATTCCGACGCCATCGCAAGCCCGATCGACTCCCGCGCGAGATGCACGGCATGAAGACCCATCCACGAGTTCCATGACGGGCCGCGAACGTGCCAAATCGCCTCTTGCGGGAACTCCTGAGACTGGCCGTTATGCGCGCGGACCGTGTATGTCAGCGACCAATCCGGGTTTTGTTTGACCGTCACCCACTCCGGCAGGAATGGAATTAACTCACGGATTTCGCCGCGAACGACGTTCTTGTAGGCGAAGAAATTACCGCTCAGCGCCGTATGCGCCATGAGCGTTTCGCGGAAACGGAACGACGTTTGCCACTTGTTCGGCTGCTGGTAGAGCAGCCAGTAGAGCGAGTGATCCTTCGCAGGATCGGCACCGCCGTCCTTGCGGAGCCTCTTGACCTCAAGCGAAACCTGCGCCACGCCCTCCATCAGCACGCGCGCACAGCACAGAACCGCCGATACTTGAAGCGCCGTATGCTCGGTGACATTCTCGCCCGACTTCGACGGGCGCACAAAGAGGTTCCGGAGTATCGTTTCCGCGCTCACATCGGCGCGCGGCGCTCCGGCCAGTGTTCCGAACAAGCCACGCATCAGCCGACCACTCGCGCGGCCATGACCGCCGCGATTAGGAGCAGAATCCCACCGACGATGAAGCCGGCCGGAGCGTAAACGAGCCACGCCCCGTAGGCGATCAACCCGGCACCGCCGATGCCAGCGGCGTCGCACAGGAGAACGGGCAGCGCGCGGCCAAGAGCCGCGCCAATCTTCGCGAGGAGTCGCATTATCGTTGTCCCGTTCAGGCCGCCGTCGGCGTGTCCCAGAAGGATCGCGCCTCGCCGCCGAGTTCTCCGGTCGCGGCGCCGACCGCCATCGCGATCGTCACCATGCCGTCTATGCGTCCGCGCGAGTGCTTCTTGTCGAATGCGCGGTTTTTCTGCCCGTCTATCGTGATCGCGGCGTTCGCGGCGCACGAGTAGGTGACGGGCGAGGCGTCGATCGTGATCGTTTCCTGCAGGATTCGATCCTCAAGCCGCTCGATCGAGCGCGGCATGCAAAGCTGTTTATCCTCGAAGCGAACCTTTGTGCCCTGGGCGTGGCTCACGAGCTTGAGCCCCTGCCCTTCGGGCTTGTCCGGGCCTTCCCACTTCCACACCGGGAGGCCGGTTTCCTCGCAGGCAGAGATGAAATCGGCGATTCCGGCCGGATCGAAGGCGAGGAACTGAACGTCATGCTCGGCGACGAGCTTCGCCACTTCCGCGGCGACGAAACTCTTATCGATCACGGCCCCAGGAACGGCATTGAGGTGGCCTTGCTCGACCCACAGCGGATAGGGCGCGTTATCGGCCTTGGCGCGGTCCTCGAGGCCCTGTTTCGTCGTCCAATACCAAGTCTTTGCCCACAAATGCCCGTCGGCATCGATCCAAACGGCGGAAAGCGCCGTCAAATCGTTCTTCTGCGACAGGTCGAGCGAGAGCCAGCACTTGCAGCCCTTGAGATTCTCGACGTCGACCGTTCCTTGAACCGCCGACCACGCCTCCTCGGCGATCCAGAAATCGACAGAGCCGACCGGGATTCCGAAGTAGAGCCGCTTGACCGACATGGCCGTGGAGAGCAGCACGCGGGCGGTGTTGACCTCGCCCCGGATGTTCTCGACCGGAAAGGTTATGCCCAGCGCCGGCAGCGCCTTGGACCACGCCTTCTCGTTCTCGAAGATCGTCTCGCGGTCGGCTTTATCGACGCGGGCGATGAACGCGAACGCCTCGTCGTCGATAACCTCGCCCTTGGCGACCTTCTGATAAAATTCCGAGTAGTCAGTGCCGACGATCTGCGTCGTCGCTGGCGTGTTCGTGCCGAGGAGCATCAAGGCATCGCCCGGCATCTTCGCGATCGCGCGTTTCCACGTCTCGATCGAGTAGTTCGACTTGAACTCGTGGATCTCGTCCGCCAGCACCGCTGCGGGGCGCGGTC